ACCAACATGCAAACCTAATCCATCAAAAGTAGTAACGGGGCCACTTGAAATAGTAATAGTATTTGCTGAAGCAACAATATTAACTCTTGGTAAAATTAAATCATCATTATTATCACTATAAACAGTTACTGTGCCAGCAGCCGCACTACCTTTAGCAATTGGTCTAATCATTATACCATTAAATGTACAAGGATTCTCTCTTCGTGTATAATTAGAATCTAATCTACTTATAATATTTGTATTTGCTCTTATTCTTTTACATTGAATTCTACCCATATATTAACACCTCTCGGTTAAATAAGAATGGGGAAGTCACCACTAATAAAAGTAGCGACTCCCCCGATTCAAATTTATTCTTCTTCATCAGATAACAAAGAAAGAAGTGTAGCCTTTGTGTCAAGAGATTTGTATTGAATACCCTGCTCATCACACAATGCTTGCAATTCCTTCTTAGATAGTGTAGATAAATCAATAACTTCATCTACAACCTCAACTTCTTCTTCAGTAGGTTCTTCTTCAACAACCTCTTCATTAGATTCATTAAGATTCTTTATTTCCCAATTAGGCGCATTTCTAACTTTCATGTAGATATTTTCACCAACAGTTTTCCATTGTTCGTTAAACTCTTGTCCGTAGATTCTACAAAAACCACCTAAATATCTAACTTCCCACATACTATTCACCTCAAGCAAGTGTTCCCCAAACTCGGAGTCTTAGTATTCCAATATCAGTTAAACCATCTGCACCTGTAATTAACTCATCATTTGATGAATCGGATGCATCAACAGTTTGTACTAAAATGGTAATACTACTATCACTTGTGTAAGTACCGTCAGTATCTACTAAAATCTTAGGAACATATTTAACCATTTCATAACCACAAATCATGGCTTGTGTAATGGTCTTTAATCCTAAATCAGAAGCATTGACTACTTCACCTGCAACCGCATAATCAGTAATATTTAATGTTGCATCCACGCAGTATTCTATACCCATAACTTTAGGTCTATTTGAACCTAAATGGTCTGTTAATAATGTAACTGTACTTGCCATTTAATCACCTCAAGATAGGTTGGTAATCTTTCCTTGTCCCTTTACGAATGTACAAACTACTTCACCAATGGTTCTGTACATACCTCGGTTTCCAAGTTTTCCAACACCGAATGGGTCACCAGAATCAATTCCACCTTCAAAGTATTCTGTTGGCTTTAATGTAGCAAAGTGTATGTGGTCTGTATCAAGAATAAATATATCTGACAATCCACTACCTGAACCTGTACTTGCCATTTCCTTACATGGAATAATAGGAATGTCGTGATATGTTGCAACCTTAAATCCAACTTCTCGACCCTTTACACCCTTAATTCCATTGTGTGTTGGCAATACTTCTGCTCGACCCATGTACCTTTCTTGAGATTGTAGCAATTCACCCAATGCTTGAATTGTGTCATATCCTGTTAGGATAACCTTTGGAGAAGCACCTCTAACTTGTAACTCTCTTAGTGCAGTATTTAGCATATTTAGAGTAAGTGGCCTTCTTGAACCTGCATAATCACCATAATCAACATATGAATCCAACCAAGAATTAGCGGTAGTAGCCCTATCCTTTCCATAAAGGGTTGTTAATTTATCATATCCTGCATTGTCATAAGCACCAGCAAATAGGTTTCCACCATCTGCATTTGCAAGTTCAGCCTTAGATGAAACAATCTTATACAGTGTAGTAATATTGTTTTCAACACCTGTTACCATAGTATTGGAACTGGCTGATAAACTCTCAAGTGGAGTTAGTAACATATGGTTCATCATTTCAGCGTGAGTTACACCGACTTCTTCTCTATAAGCCGACATTAAATCACCGATACCATCGTCAATCTTTGCCATAGCAGCCGCAAGTTCTGAAATTTCGAATTGATGTGCAATAGTCTTAGGAGAAACATATAGTGTTTCATAGACCGGTGCAATTGGAGAAAATGCGTGATTAGCAGCAGTTGTAAATGCAGCGTTTTCAGCAACACCACCAATTAGTCCTTCTGTTAATGCTTGAGAGTTAGTGTTTGAAGTAATATCTAAAGTATCACCTCGACCACCAATTGCTCTCTCAACAAGGACTCTCCATCCACTACTACTCCAAGGCTTCTTAGGTAGCATAGCAAATGCATTAATTTCCCTGTTTAGCATAGACCAAACTTTTTGTCCATATACCAAATTGTAAAGAGCATTAGGAGAAAATGCACCGCTTGAAGAGTCTGTATGTAGACCTGTATCATAACCTGCACCTGTACCATATGCCTTTAACAAATTGCCGCCCATACTACCGTATGTTGCTCTTTCTAAATCTTGAATTGTTCTAATTTGATTTAATCCTGTCATATTATTCACCTTTTTATTTATTTAATTCCCCAATGGAAATCAGCCCTTCACCTCTCGGACTAATTCGTTCACTTCTTCCCAAGACAATTCGTGAATGTTTTGCATCTTAGCAATTACATCATCTGATAGTCTGTTGTTTGGAGTAGTAGTAGTTACTTGCTTTGCGATAACTTCATTGTTAGCCTCAAGAGACTTTCGCAATTCAGCAAATTCGTTCTTTAGAGCAGTAACTTCAGCACTTGCATCGTAGTTTTCCTTAGCAATTGCATTTGCTTCAGCCGCTAATTCTGATTGATAGCGAGCCTCAAAGTGTTCCTTTACAACTTCATATGCTCTTGCTTCTTCTTTTTCAGCCTTAAATTGCTCGTATGCCTTTGCAATATTTTCTTCTGATAGGTCAAGACTTGAAACAGATTCAGACTTTCTTGCAAGGAATTGACTAAACTCGGAATCATATCTACCTGTTAAGTTAGATTCTCCCATTTTCTGTCCGGTTGCATTGTGTCCATAAACTACTGAATCAGCCGCTTTAGTTTCTCCATCTTCCATAGATTCTAAGTCGCCATCATCTTCTTTATCATCTGATTTCATTTCTCCACCCATTTCATCATCTTCATATTGCATGTCCATATCTTCTACAATTTCTTCTTCTTCTTCTTTAACAATCATTTGTTCCTTCAGTTGGGAAACAATATCATTAAATTCGTTTAACGCTTTCTTAATTTCTGTGTCGGTCATATTATTCACCTTTTTGTTTTCCTTTATAATTTCAAATTTTGCTTCTGGATTTATACCTTCTTCACAAATAGTAATTTCATGTAATTCAAGTTTGTCTATTTCTTTATAAGTACCAATATCAGGGTCGTGAACATTATGCTTATGCATCGCTTGTCCACCAATACTGAAACTTCGAAGTTTTCCCCTTCGAATATCTCTTGCTACTTCTTTAGCCTTTTCTATGTCATTACGCATTTTAATTACTACAAAAAATCCGGTATCATCCACACCTGTTTTTAGTAAATTACCTTTGGAATCTTTAAATGAGTCAATTACTTCACCCACTTGTACATTAGAATGGGTAATCATTACATTTCTGTAATCACCCTTCATAAACTTATCAGCCGCATCATTCAATGCTTCTAAAGTAATTAAATCATTTTGCTTATCTACTACATCAACGGATGCATAACCAGCAATAACTAAATCTTTACCTGTTCCTTTTAGAACCATTAATTCAGAACCTGAAGTATGGTGATTACCTAACCTAATCGGCTTAACCTCTAAAGGAGTCATTATACTATACTTTGTTTGTTGTACTATATAAAGAATTACTATTATTTATTAGAATATGTAATATTTTTATGTTTGTCTTGGTAAATATTCCACATATTTTCATCACTATCTTTATCTGTTGGTTTTGTTTCATATCCTGTCCAAGCAACCCACTTATCTTCATCCATTATAGGTACTACTCTAATGTGAAACTTTCCTTCGTACATTTTTCCTTTTAGAAGATATTCGTGATAACCATCTCTTTGTGCACCTAATTTTATTTTACCTTCATCTAATTTTTTAACTTTATCAGGTTTATCTTCTACTTCTGCTAAAAATTTAGTAGCCTTTCCAAATAATTCATAAATATCTTCTGCGTTATCCTGTTCAATTCTCCAAGACATAATCTTATCTTTAGCCTTGTAAATAAAATTTATATCGCCATCATCTCTTTTC